AAAAAGTTCCTCGATTCGATCGGTGCGAGCTTTGAGACCACGCAGACCATGGGAACTATTGGCGGGCCACTCGGTCACTGGTGCCCGGATTTCGCATTCAACGTCGAATCCCAAGTGCTCATCTCATCGATCCGATTGACTCCGGTGCTGTGCACGGTGTCCGAGTCCGGAGAACTTGAACCGGTGCGGCCTCCGTCCGAGTGGCAGTGGGAACGGTTCGCGGATTTGTTCAAGCGGTTCGACTGCTTCGACCTAGCGCGGCAGGGCCGGGCGATTGACGCGCATTGATCCCCCGTCCGGTGCCATGGGGCTTTGGCTCCGTGGCATCTGGCGGGCGATCACCGCCCGATTCAAACATCATGCAAGCCATACATTCAAAGTATCTACCCGCAACCGACACTCGGGGCTCCCGCATCAAGGCATCCTGCGAAAGGGGATCCCTGACGATTCCGTACCCTCACGAATTGTCGGGAGACGAAGTCCACCGGGAAGCCGTTCGGCAATTGCTCGAGCGTTTCGTTTCGGAAGACTGGCAAGAGCGCTCCGAAGCCCCGTCCCGCAATCCATGGAAGCGGGAATTCGTCACCGGCGGTCTGCCCGATGGAACCTTCGCCCACGTGCTTCTCTAACCCCATGAAATACACGCTCCACGACACATTCAACCGGACCCTTATCTCTCGCCACCGGACCTTGGAAGGTGCGGTGAAAGCCGGCCTGTTCCACGCTCGGGCGGTTCGGCGGGCGAACGGCCAAAACTCATACATCCCGACGGAAATCCGGTGCGATGGGCGGCGCTTGGACGACGACCAGGTGGAATCCATGCAATCCATCAGCTATTGGATCCAGACTGGGGGCGCCCGATGAGCGACCTCTTTCGCGCCGTCGGTTGGCTTCTGCTCGGCCTTTTGTGTGCCGCCTCTATGGTGTCCATCGCCCTCGCCGGGAGCCTAGCCTCCGCCTAAGGTTCCCCGTTCCCCTTGCTCGCCCCGTAGGTTCACCCCTGCGGGGTTTTTTGTTTCCCAGTAGGCCATGGATCCCCCTTCCCCTTCGCCCGCTTGCCGTTCCCCGTTCCCCCTTCCGGACGCTGCCCCCCTTCCCCCTTCGCCAGGTCATCGGACATCGAATGTCCCACCCCCCCGTCGGACGCGCAATGTCCGACCCCTCTCCCTCTCCCGCCCGCCCGCCCATACCCCATACGAAGTTCGGAATTCGGAAATTAGAAATGCTAATGCCGTGGCACCGGATGATGGAGCGGTTGGGAGTGGGCCAAAGACCCCAGCCGTTCGCCCGTGGATGGAGCGGTATCGAGTGGAATCCCCTGCCCACATTTTCCCGCTTGACGCCTGAGCATGGAGCGGTATGGTGGGTTTTATGAATCCCCGGATCCTTGTGGCCTGCGAGTACAGCGGACGTGTGCGCGACGAGTTCGCTGCGCGTGGCTGGGATGCTTGGAGCTGCGATTTCGAGGAGTCGGACACAGTGGGCCAGCACTACCGTGGTGATGTGCGGGATCTGCTGACCCAGCGGTGGGACATGATGATCGCGTTCCCGCCATGCACCTACCTCTGTTCGAGCGGGATGCACTGGACGACCCGTGGCCTCCGCGACCCCAAGCTGACCGATGAGGCGCTGGCCTTCGTCCATCTGTTACTCAATAGCGGAATCCCCCGTATAGCGATAGAGAACCCTGTTGGCGCTATCAACACACGTATATGCAAACCATCCCAGATGATACAGCCGTGGCAGTTCGGTGATGACGCGAGCAAGCGCACCTGTCTGTGGCTCAAGAATCTTCCGCTCCTCGTCCCGACCAACGTCCTCCCGCTGCCGGCGTCCGGTAGGTGGGCCAATCAGACCCCCAGCGGGCAGAACAAGCTCGGTCCCAGTCCGACCCGTTGGAAGGAGCGATCCAAGACCTATCCCGGCATCGCCCGCGCCATGGCCGAGCAATGGGGTTCCGCTGCCCACACCCCGTCCGCCCCCTCCGCCCCCTCCTAGGCCCCTTTCCGCTCGATTACTGGGCATCCACACCCCGCCTCCAGATCCCCCACTTCCACCCATCCACCCGGAGGGTCCTGAAAAACCGCCGCCGAGCGCGGGGCGTCTTGAAACGCCCCCGCAGCGTCTCGGCGTTGCGGTTTTTAACTCCCTAGAAGAGGGAGTGACAAGACTCCCTCTAGGGAGGTAGGGGGATCTATGCTAACTTTCTGGGGTGGAGTGAGACTGTTCACTTGAGTTCTCTTGACGATTTTCCGGGGACGATGTAGGTTGTTTGTCCCATGAGTTATCTAGAGAATGGTTCCACCCTCCGCAGCATGTTCCGGCTGATGCTTCCGCTTCGGCACGACATCGACCCCACTCGATCCGAGGTTATCACCCACATAAAGGACAACCTCCGTTGTGATATTGGCCGGGCGATCCGTGCGTTCAATTCGATGAGGCACAAGAAGTCGCAGGTCCTTGTGTATGACATGGTGCATCGGCAGTGGCGTGGGTGTGACTGGGTGCCGCCTGAGGAAGGTGACAAGGTCGCGCTGCTGACTCGTGCCATCAACGAGATGAAGCGTGAGCTGTTCGCGCTGAAGTCTGAGGTCCGCAAGCAGGGCAAGTTGCTTGGCCAACTGGAGCGGAAGCGGTCGCGCAAACGCGATAGGGAGGAGGAGGAGGGGGAGACCGTGGAGCTGCAGCCCGAGCCCGAGCCCCAGCAGCAAGAAGCCGCTCCCGAGAATGAGGAAGCGGCTAGTGGGGAGGATTGGTTCAAGGCTATGCGCGAGGCCCTCGACGAGCAGGAAATGGCTTCGGCTCCTTCAGTTGAGCCCCCGTCATCACCATCGGGTTCCACTGGTCCCACACGATTCCGTTGGGAGAGTGCTGAAGGTTTAGTGCCGATGCCGTGAGCCTCGATCCCCGCTTGCAGAAGGCCAGTTGGAAGCGTCGAGGCTTCGACTGGCCTACTTCTGCCAGCACCGCGATCTCCCGCGCCCAGTTGGCCAGTTCAGAGGATCCGAAGCCAGCGTGTGCGAGTTCCATGGTGGTGAGTGGCTCGCCGTCTTTGCGTTGGGCCTTGGAGATGTGGTGCATCCAGATCCATGCGACCTTGGTCTGGTGGAGGATGGGCTGGAGCTTGTTGCGGAGGAACGTGCTGACCTCGCCCTGGTCGCTGAGGTCGCCCCCGAAGTAGGAGAAGAGCGGGTCGCCGATGATGAGGTCGAGCTTGGATCGGGTGATGAAGCGTGTGGCGTAGGCAAGGAATGCGTCCCCGGTACGGACGGATTCGGTGCGGAAGTGGAGGTTCTCCTGGAGGATGCGGATGTCATCGGTGGCCATCTTGAGCCCTTTGATGACGCCCTTGAAGGCTTCGGCGAGGTCGCCCTTGTCGTTCTCGGCCTGGACGATCCCGATGCGGAGCGGGCGGACGGGGGCGATGCCGAAGAAGTCCTTGCCGAGCGCCCAGCGGATGACGATCTGCATCATCAGTGAGGATTTCCCGATGCCGGTGCCACCGGAGATGATCATGGATGAGCCACGGGTGAGCCATCGTTTGCCGATGAGGTTGTCCGGATCGTTGTCTTCATCGAAGCAGATCAGGTCTTTGACGGTGACGATGGTGGCCTTGTCGTCGGCGGTCTCGCGGTCGCTGAGCCAATCGGCCCATGACTCTGGACCTATCTGGGTGGCGATCAGGCGTTGGGGGCAGCCGTTGCGGAATGCGCCGGGGAGGCGGGAGAACCGTGCGGGGTTCTTGTTCTTGGGATCGATGCCGGGGATGAGGTTGTAGATGAGATCCCGGCGCGCCTCCCATTCCTTGCGGTCTGGTGCATCGACGCGGACCCATGCGTGGATGGACTTGCCGCCGCTGTCGATGAGGGCGGAGATGGGCATGCCGGTGTCGCGGAGGGCCTTCTCCTGTTCGGCCTTGGGGCGTTCGTCCATCTCGACGAGGACGTGGCGGTAGGCGGACACGTCGTTGTCGGATCCGCTGTAGAGGTTGGGCTTGAACGGGTTGATGCGGACGAAGACGCCGCGTCGTTCGGGTCCGAGGATCCCGGCGCCGGGTTCGTCGTGGCGGGCGAGCCATTCCTCGCGGGTGATGAACGAGCCACTGGACAGTGGCCTACCGTCCTCTTCGGAGACGTTGTCGCAGATGCAGACGGTTTCGCCCTGGGCGAAGCAGGCTTCGAGGAAGCGCCGGAACTCTGATGCGCCGGGCTCCGGGGCTACCGGAGCTGGTCGCTTGAAGGTCACGCGGGTGATGTCGAGCGGTTGGGTGGGGCGATGGTCCGAGGTGTTGGCGAGGTGTCCGCGTGGCTTGTCGTGCGGTTTCTCGTCGGCTTGGCGGATCTTGTGGAGCAGCTCGCGGTCGGTCCATGGCGGCTGGCAGGATCGGTTCCAGTCCGACAGGAGCGTGAAGGCGTCGGTTGTGGAAAGGCCGAAGCCGTGGACGAGGCCCACGGCGGCGGTGTAGGTCTGTGAATGTCCTCCGGATCCGGAGATGGCTGGCGGCACCTTGGCGAGCCAGAGCGCCGCTCGTTGGAGCGTTGTCATGTCGTTGATTCGTTGCTGGTTGGCCTACTACTTGAGTGGCCTGAAGATGCGGTTGAACTCTTCGGTATTGCGGACGTAGAGAGCGCCCCGGCGTTCGTAGATGGTCACGGAGCGTCTGGTCTCGCCTAAGCGATACTGTCCATGCCCGAGGACTGTGACGACCACGGCAGGGTTGTGGATGTTGACGAACTGTCGATCGGTTTCCATTGGAAGTGGGTTTTCTTGGTTGGGTAGCTGATCCATCCCTTGGATATTCCGTAGGCGATGAGGCGTGGAGCGTCATCGAGGATGCGGCGGTTTTCCAGCGTGAAGGCGGATCGTTCGGCGTTGGACATGGGTCCGGGTTTGGAGTTGGTTTCGAGGCGGGCCTCGTACCATGGTTGTTCGCGGCGTGGGGTTTTCATTGGTTGGGTGTGATCCGAGAGAGGATGCAGTTACAGTAGGTGCCCTTGGTTTTGGCGGTGCATTTGGGGTGATGGATGGGGCTGGCCAGGATGTGGTCGCTGAGTTCCTTGGTCAGCGAGATGAGTTGCAGGATTCGATTGGCCGCCTCGGCGCATACGGCATTGGCTGCACCGTCTGCCGAGTGGATCTCTGCGGAGAGGATGTTGAGTGCGTTGACGAGGTCATGTGTTGAGGACTGGATCATGGGTGTTCCTTGTGGATCTGGATGCCGTTGCCTTTGGCGTCGAGGAGTTCGACCGAGCGGACGTTTTCCAGGCGGGCCAAGGTCTTGATCATCTCGATGGGGTCATGTGCTTGGGCGACGCAGGTGAGGTGGATGTCACCGTCGCCGTAGTTGGTCTTGAGGTTCTCCTTGGTACGATCCCTGCGGATGCGGATGGAGCGTCCGTCGGAGAGCGGGATGACCTTGATGGATTCGACGAGTGGATAGGTGTGTCGGCTCATGGTTGTTGTTCATCGAGCCAGGTGACGAGTTGGGAGTAGGATTTGACTCCGTAGTTCTTGAATGCGAGCGGTCGGATCCTGCCGCTTTTGATTGCCTCTCTGGCTTCCTGTTTACTGGTGATCCCTAGTTTCCCGAGGATGGTGATATTTCGGACGCTGAGTCCGTGGGTCCACAGGGTGGATGCGTATTGTCGTTGTTTGGCCAACTGGAATATCTGATGAGCGCGTTGGCGTGACATACCGAGGTTGAGGGAGATGGATTTGTAGGTCCAACCCTTGGCTCGGAGGTCGGTGACGAGTGGGATGGATTCCGTGAGTGGTGTTCTCATTGGAGTGGGACTTGGCAGGCTCGGTAGCGTTTCTGTGCGTTGTGGCATTGGACGCAGAGGCCTAGTTGTTGGGTGCAGCCGCAGCCGAGGCAGGCTGCGAGGGCGTGGGCGAGGTCTTTCCAGCGTTTGAGTTCCCCTTGCGGATCTTCCAGACGCTGGATGGGGCGATGTTGTGGATCTTGGCGAGTTCCGTGCATGAGTAGGAGTGGTTTGCCTTGAGGATGGCCTGCTTGGTTTTGTTGCTGATGCGAACCCATCGTTGTTTTGAGTTCATTGAGTTCTGTTTCGAGTTGTCTTGCGAAGTCTGGCCAGAGTGCGATTCGATCTTTGATCCACTTATCGACGTACTGGTCGGTGCGTGGTGTTGGCTTCATTTGTTCATGATTACGAAGTCGAAGTTGGTCTGCCAAGTTTCGGAGAGGCGATTGAAGGTATCGTCCTTGATCTTCCAGGTGCGAGGATCTCGGGTGGAGCGTGTGTGCCGGCAGATGATGCGGACATCCAGGTCCTTGATGGCGGTGTTGCGGAGTTTGTGGTCCGTTGGCAGTTCGTGGAGTTTGGTGATCATTTGAGGATCCAGCTTGCAGACTTGCGACGGTATCGTGTGTTTCTCGCTCACAGCTTGGCCTCCTTCACCTTGCCGGTGTCTTGATCAACTACGCCCAATGCAATGGCGTTGAACAGCACGGTGTGGCCGCAGTTGTTGCACTCGACTTGTATCAGGGGTGTGATGGCTGCACCTGGACAGTGATTGCCTTCGTTGAACTCTCGGACCTCAACGATGGTTCCAATACACCAAGCGGTGCTGGGGTTGCAGATCGGGCATTCGCGCTTCCCCTTCCATACGGATGCAAGCCTATCCATGATGAACTTTTGCTGGGATTCGTTGAGATTCACAGCTTGGCCTCCTTGGCTTCCAGCCATCGGTTAATGTTTGCATCGTCGTCGCTCTCACGCAGTAGTTCATCCCCAGCCTGCTCCAGCCGCTTGATGCGTTCTTTGAGCTGCCGAATCTCATTTCTGAGACATCGCTCAGATCGCGCAAGCTCGTCATCGCCAACCTTAGTCCAGCAATCGTACGTGATTTCAGTTCGTTTATCGGCATGACAATATGGACACATCATAGCTCCCCCTTCTTGGTTCTGTACCAGTTTTCAATGTCCACCTCGCAGCGTTCAGCCATCGCATCACCAGCTTCTTCTAGTTTCTCGATCCTCTCCATGTAATACTTCCGCTCACCTTCGAGCTTATCCCACAAAGCGCGGAGACGGTTTTCGAGTTGGGTGACGTGCTGCTTAAGATCTTCGTTCTCTTTCGCCATGTCTCCGATGGATTTGCACAAGCGTTCGTGCGCTTCGTATTGAGGGTTCACGGCTTTGCCTTTAGAGCTTTTTTGCATTCTTTAATGTGATTGGACATTTCTTCTGTAAGCAAGATGCGATGCCGTTCATTTTTCTCGGATGGACTCCAATACGGAGTAGTAATTCGCCTAACTATTGTCCAAGCGTCTAAATCGGATAACGACACTAGACCTCCGTTGTGGGCTATCCTAGCTATTCGTTCTAGTTCCAACTTCATGTTTTTGATGCTCTCCTGAAGCTCTCGCTTCTCCTCAGACAGCCT